ACTGAAGTACTGACTGATCGCGCCAATGGCATCGATTTGAGAGATGATCGATTTCTGCATTTCAGGAGATTGCACGTTTTGATCCGATTTCAGGTGAACCAATCGGATGGCTTCTTGTTCGAAGTAGCCTTCAACGATGACTCGCTTGAAATCGCGGTTGTTCTTGAGGCGCTCAAGCGCTTCACCAACCTCCACGATCTTTCGTGCCTGCTTTATGTTGTCTTCAATCGCCTGTACTGTTTCGTTGCTCATGGTTCTACCAGTGCTTTCGTCAAGTTAATAGAGGGCGAGGTGATTATTCACCTCAGGCCGTACTATAAAGCTTTTAAGCAGCAGTTTTCATCAAATACTCTTTAAGAAGGTCTCTATCAGCGTCTTCTTTAGCGAATTGACGGTCCAAGAGCTTCAATTGAGCCTGACTCCGAGCCTGTTCACCATGCAATTCCTTGGCTCGTTCTTGCTTGACACCAGATTCTTGCTCCACGAAGTCCAGATTCTTGATGTCAGTGTCGGATTGAATGTTGCCCTGCTTGACTTGCTCTGTTCCAGCCTTGGCCATGTCCAATTGAGCACCGGATTGGTAGCTCATTGCCTGTGCATTCTCTTTGTTGATCTGTGCCTTGAGCAATTCAATACGCAACATGGCTTCTTCCTGAGCCAAAGGATCAGGCTGAGGCTGATAAGACTCAATCCGCTTGGCCAAGTCAGGCATTTTCCGCAGCTTGGCTATGTCAGACAGGATCATCTTGACCAGCTCAGGGTCTGAATTCGGACCCACGGTCTGAAGAACGAAGCCAAGCTGCTCGGCTTTGTTGTTGTCCTCTTCGGCGGTTGAGATCGACAGCTTCAGATCGAAGTTGCCTGGCAAATCGTCCTTGCGAACCACCGCAAACTCGTCGTTGGTGATTCGAACCACCTCGGTATCAGACAGAAACTCAGCGTTCATGCTGATCATCTTGCGGCCGACTTTGATGATGCCGTTCGACAGCCGGCGAAGGATGCCGAGCTCGCGCTTGGAAGCAGCATCCAGTGCACCACGGACACCTGCAGCCACATCGCCCAGGCTTTGACCAGACACGCCTTGGGAGTAGGACTTCACACCAGTCAGCGATTCGGCTTCCTGGTTCTGCAAGCCCAGCATGAACTGAGCCGATGCAGGGATCTCGGGATAGGTGTGCATGTAGACACCTTGGCGAGGATCGACGTTGGCGTTGAACTCGTAGTCCTGGCCCTTGTCGAACTTGCGGCGGTTGGTCGTATCCAGCATGTCCTTGCGAACACCGGTCTGACCGTTGGCCGACTTGCCCATCAAGTCGATCATTCCTCGAGTCACCGCACCGATGACTTTCTGGTTGTCTTCAAGCAGAGCGCCATCAGGCTCGCCGTAAGTACTCTTACGCACAGGCAGGTACTGCTCGACAATGAACGGGATCTTTTTGTCTGGGAAAGGGTTCTCTTCCAGGCGGATCATTGTGTTGCCAACCCAGGCAGCAACGAATGGCTTCACGATGCCGGTGCCGTCGATGTCCCAGTAGCCCCAATACTCGTAAACCACGAACTTCTTGCGAGGCTCGTCACTGAAGTTGAAGGTCTTGGAGCCTTCCGAAGAGTGGTGATCCGGGACACCCAGGATCGAACTGTTCGTGATGTTGATCTTGTCCAGGTTCTTGTACTTGCCCTTCTCCTTTTCCAGCTGGGAAAGCGAAGACTCAAAGCTGTAGACAACAAAGCCAGCCTTCTCGATGTCACCCAGGCAGGTAGGGTCCATGATCACGTTGCGGTAATCGCAGACTTCCAGAGTCGGACGGTTGGCAATGACCCGTGTGCGGGTCTCTTCGACCTCACCGACAAGCACTGGTTCAATCGGCTGGCCTTGTTCCATCGTCAGCTCGTGGGCTTGCTTGAGCTCTTCGGGAACGTCGGTCTCGTACTCGCTGGGAGACTCCTCCATCAGCTGGTGGATGTGCTCATGCAGCGGACCCAGCTCAGGGTTTACCCTGAATTCGTACTTGGGGAACGTGCCGGTGTATTCCTCTTCGATGAATTCCCAGCCCACCCGGACAATGACCGTGCCTTCGTCCACCGCAGCACGCACGTACTCATCGACAAACTTCACCTTGTCAACGGCTGTGTTGAACTGGTGATTCAGAACCAGCTCGTTCTGCTTGGCTGCATCCCGGTCTTCCCAGGTCACAGGCCGGACATTGAAGATCTCGTCGGTGCTGAGGAACGGCTCACTCAGCGAGGCATAGCGCCATTCGGCTTGCTTGCGAATCAGCTTCGGAACAATGGCCGAATTGCCCTTGGGCGTCTGGATCTTGGCTTTGCCAGTGACATTGAGGTTGTCAAGCCACTCAGTAATCTTGGATTCCTGTGCATCGTGCACGGGCTGAGCATCCAGAAGATCCTGCTTTAGGTCTTTGAGACTCGGTGCATTCTTCCATTTGGTCAGTGGCGCTGTTTCCACTTCCGAAGCGTTGTTCAGTTGGTTCATAATTCAGTCGTTCTCCGAATAGCGGTAAACACCCCATCAACTCAAAAGAGCAACAGAATGCACATTCAATCTCTTCACCCGGCATTCATTATGCCAACAAAGGCCACTGACAAAGCAGGTGCCTTCGACGTATTCATGCCTAAAGCCGGAACTGCAACTGGTGCAACCCAGATGTTTGGTCTTGGGTTTGCTGCTGCAATTCCACCTGGCCATATCGGCTTGCTGCTGCCTCGTTCCAGTACCGGAGCCAAACACGGGATGGAACTGAACAACACTTGCGGCGTAATCGACTCGGATTATCGTGGCGAGTGGAAAGCCGCCATTCGAACCAAGTCTGGAATCCCTTTCAGCTGGGAAGCTGGTGAGCGGATTCTACAGTTCATGATCATTCCGGTTGCGGATGTGACTCTGGAACTCGTAGATTCTCTCGAAGAAACTTCCCGTGGATCTGGTGGATTCGGATCTTCCGGCAAATAAACAAAGCCCCTATCAAGGGGCTTTTTCAATTCACCACTTCACTCTGTCAGCCCAGTAAGCTGCACTCATCTTCCCTTTGGAAATGTTGCCAGCATGTCGGGCCTTGAAAGCTTCACGGCGTTTGCGGTAGGACTCGGACTCCCCATCCTTCTTTGGACTGCCAGAGACTCCTTGCTGTCCGAATCGAATGGTTTTGACCTGAGCTCCAGACTTGGCCACGACAACGTGGCTCTTGGTCGGATGGCTTGGCGTGGATCGTGGCCGGTTAAAGCCAGAGACACCTGCTCGTGCAAGACGGGGATCTTTGCCTGCCATAACGCTTACACCCAGCCGTTTCTAGCCAGACGGGTGTTCTGACTGCCCTGGTCAACTCGAAGGTTGGTGGTTTCCAGCTGCTGGCAGGACGCCTCGTACTTGGCAAAGTAGGTGTTGCCAAGGTTGGCTTCATTGGTCATGCCGGTTGGCGTGTGCACTCGGCTGGCCACGAACAGAAGCAGCGGCTCCAGGTGGCTGTACGGCAGCTCGATCTCCACCTCTTCCGGCTCAAAGCCATCAGGATCAAAAACGATTACCGGATGGTTGGCCCGGTAGACCACTTCCAGCGTCTCGGTCTTGAGCTCGTCAGGCAGATCGACCGAACCAGCAACAACAACAGCCGGCACCCGGAGAACCGTAGCACTGGGGGTAAAGACGGAGTAGACATCGGACTCGTCGTTCAGACCCATCTCGTGCCCAACTGAGGTGTAGACCCGTTCGATTTTCAAGATGTCGTTGATGAATGGCTCGGCCAGGGAGTCTTTGATGTACTTGACTGGCTGGCGCGATCGGCGGTTGTTCGCTGCATAGTCGGCCGTGACAGGGTAGGTAGTTCGACCAGCCTGAAGCTCAATCTCCACCCTTCCCTCTTTCAGGGGAAAGCGCTTGTACAGGGCTGTCAGACCAAGGTTGATGTGCGAGATCACCTTGCTGTAGTTCTCTGTGGCAATGCCGCCATTCGCTGCACCACCAATACCAAGTTGGGATAGCTCGCCATGGGTGAGCTGATCGAAGACTTCTTTGATTTTCATAGGACTTCCTTAAACGATGTACGAGGCCATTCGGTCATCGGGCTCGGCATCCACATCGATGTCCCACATGCCCTCACCTTTTCCTGATGCGACCATTGGAGCTTCTTCCGATGGTTTCCATGGAGTCAGTGACGACAGCATCGAGATCGTGTCGAGGAAGTCATCGTGCTTACTTCTGAAGCCAGAAACAGAAACCAGGCTCAGTTCATTCATGGCTTCCTGCATTGTAATCTCCTGTTTCCGCTCTATCGGGAAGAAGACTTTGCGTGCTTTGAACAAAGGAACCACGGTGTTAAAACGAACCATCTTGTTCGTGTTGGGTCGGATTCCAGGCTTGGTGTCGTTGCCTTCCGTTGCAAGAGGGAAGTAAATGTTCCGTTCCAGCATTTGTCCCTGGATCCACTGGATGAATCCACCCTGCTGACCAGTAACCTCAATACCCACGGACTGTGGCTTGTATAGCTGAGAGAGCCTGAAGAGATCATTGATGTTGGCATCCATGAGTTGACGTTTGCACACTCCATCAACCCAGAGCCAATCGCCCACGTTGTTGTAGGCCCAGACACTGATCACCGAGTAGTCGGCCTTGTCCTTCAGTGAAGTGGCAAAGTCAGTGGTGATGTAGAAGTTGAAGCGGCCTTTGTTGCGCAGCACAGCATCCAGCTTGTACCAGCCAATGTCCCCGTCCTGAATCATCCGGTCTTCTTCAGACATGATTCGCAGCATCAATTCCTGGTTGAAGGTTTCCACCTTGCCCAGCTTGACGGCGTTGTCGTACTGCTCTTTCACGTAGTCGAACGTGAATCGATCAGGCCATGAGCCACGGAACTCCGATCGCTCGCAGGGATACATCTCGCACACCGGGAACACGTTGACGGCCCAGGCTCCGGACTCCACGGCTTTGTACAGAGGATCCTTTGCATTAAACGGTGTGCCCGACCAGATGATCATGTTCTTGGTTGGGTGCAAGGCGTAGTTCACAGCCTTGTACACCGTGTCTTCCACGGCAGCGATGACCGTGGCCGAGCGTGCATCCTCATCACTGATCAAGTCATCGAGCACCGCCAGCTGCGGCCGCTTGCCCATTTCCTTGGCACCCCGGACACCGGTCTTTGCACCGTAGCCTTTGACGATGAAGACCTTGCCGTCAGCGTTCTTAAATTCCCAACGGATGTCAGTGAACCGGATCTCGGGAACGTACTGCTTCAGGAAGTCGGAGTTGTCCCAGCGGAACTCCAAGTTCTTGCGCATGTTCTTCACGCCGTTCTCGATCGAGTCCGACACGTACAACGCCAGGTCAATCCGGCCGAAGCCAGGGATCTCGCCATAAGTGGCGATGTACAAAAACAGGTACTCACCCATCACGGTGGTCTTGGCGATACCCCGGTGACAGAGGTTGATGACTCGCTTGCCGCCTTCGGTCAGCGTGTCGAGCATCCGGTAGTGCACAAGCGGAGTCTTGTGCTCTTCACCTTGCTGGCCATTGACCAGCTTGATGAATGTGACGAACTCCAGTGCAAAGTCACTGGGAACGTAAGACGGATCGTTGCCGTAGTCCGTAGCGTTGAGGTAGTCCTCAACCTTCCAAGGTGCAAGTGCTTCTGCTACTGGGTCAAAGGTCATTGAACCGCCTGTTGTGTTGCGGCAGTTCTTCCTCCCCTTCGCTATCCATGTTCATCAGAACAACAAAAGCAAAAAGAAACAAACCAAAGCCAATCGAGATACCAGCAATCTCATTGAACCAGTAGATCAAACCACCCCAGCAACCACCAAGGATTGCCGAAACAACAAAGCACCACCAGAGGTATTCAGTCTTGCTCATCAGTTCACCTCCGTGGCATCGACATCAATCACCAATTTGGCGTGAGCCACTTCCTGGGCGCTCATCTGACCTGACTCCATAGCCAGCCTCTGCTGACGGGCCAACTCCAAGGTCGCCTGCCGCAGGGCTCCAATGCTGGAATCCTCTTTGACCCCGATCTCGAGCTCCACCTTCTGGGTCTCGGGCATCTTCAGGTGGGTAAGCAGACTGTTCGCGGCATCGCACCGCACCTTGTCACTGCCACTGTTGATCATCAGATCGGCCTGCACATTCAAGGCCCTTTGATACAGATCCTGGTTCAGCACATAGCTTGGAATCAGCGTCTGCTCAAAGATCAGATTGACCAGCTTGCTTTTGTTGTACGCCGTCACATAACTGGCAATGTCCTTGGCCTGCACACCCTGCTGCACAAACCTTTGATATTTATCGGGAAAGGTCTTCGTGTAAGCCTCGATGTTCGTGCATCCCATCAGCTTGTGGCTCACGTACTTCACAGCCTGCACATACGAATCCACCTTAAACCTGCCATCGGCCATCACCTTGGTGTAGCTCAGCAGATTCTCCCGATAGCTCTCAAACATCTCGGGATCAGAAAGAGTGGTGTTGATCTGGTCAATCAGCTCTTGGTTAATTGACTTCTTTACCTTGTCAGGCAATGCCTGCTTGAACTGATCAATCGTAAGTGCGCTCATGCCTATCTTTCTATTTGGTTACCCTATAGGTTGCATATAGTAAACCAAAAAGAAAGAAACAAAGAATATAGAACTAAAGCATTACAGCCTCTCTATATTAAAAGAGGCGAAGCCATGGGAACCGGGGGAGGGGGGGAAGCAGACAAGCTGCATTCTATGGAGAAACCAATCCCTTCAACTTTAGTGGGTTATAGGGATCGGCATTGGCCGGAAAAATCTGCGCAAAATTTAGGCACTCGGGTTTTGGAGATTTTTGATAGTTGGGTACGGAAGCAGGACTTACAGGCCGGTGACCAATTTCACTGACCACCCCCCCCCATTAAAGCGCTCCGCGCATGCACTGGGTACGTACCCCCATTCAATCAACCAACTGGAGTCTCCATCATGTTCGCAATGTTCAAGCAACTGTTCGCCGCTATCACTTCCTACTTCATCGCACTCGAGAAGACTGCCAATGCTGCTGTTCACCTGTCCACCTGGGCAGAAGAATCAGCTGGTGCATTCGCAGACGAAGCTCGCATCCAACGCCAAGCAAAGATGAACCTCATGCTCAAAGAACAACGAGTCACTGAGAAACAACTCACTGCTGTCACCAAGTAATCAACCAAACCTCTGCTCCCTTAGGGGAGCTTAGGTCTTTACACAAACACATTACACACTCCAGATAGTCAGATTCCTAAGTAGAAAGAGGTGCGCTCCTCGCACTCTCAATGACTAGGGTTGTGGAGATTAGGTGCATCTGGGTAACAGATCACAGTAGTTCTCCACTCCATTACCCCTATCCATGTCACCAATCATTCCGATACTCACCCGATATACGCAGATGTTTCTACGTCTGTTGTGACCTCCGGTCATGGGATGGAAGAACAGATGTCCTGTTCTACATCGGAGACTTCTATGAAACCTTCTCCCTTTCAAATGTCCAACATCTACCAAGCCTATCGGGCTGGTCTATCACCACTGGAAGCTGCTTCTCTGCTGCGTCTGGTGCCTTCCACTGTCATCGCTGAATACGTTCGCCTTGACTGCATCACCTCTCAACCACAGGAGTAATCCATGTCCTCTCAAACCTTTGCTGCTGCGCTCATCCTGATCCCATTCATCGGGTTCTGCGCATACACCCTCATCCATGTCATCCGCACTCTCAGAAAGTAAACCATGGCCTCTCAACATCCTCCTGTTCCTCCTCTCCACATTGAGTACTACCTCGAAGAGCATGTCTCTTCAGTGCTCGAAGCAACTCCCTTACTCGTAACTTACAGGGCATATGACCATGACGCTGCGCTTATTGCGACTTCCTCTCTCCTTGCTCATGGCCGTCATGCGTTCTTCTACCCTGTACCTCATCTCAACCAAACTCATTGGCATGTGCACTCGCATGCCTAAGGAACCCAAATGAAACATCACAAGTACCACCAGAACCTCTGGAACGAACAGTCTCAAAGCAATACCGACTGGGATGGCATCGTCATCGTTGTCGTGTGCGTCATCCTTGTTCTGTCTGCACTGGCCTACTCTTTCGTTGCTTGATCGGGCATCAAGTCTGCCCTTTGGGGCAACCGTTCTTTCTATCGCCCTTCCTTCCCACTTGGTGTAGCTTTGCCGTCCCTGCGGACTGGCAGCTCCGCTAGGTCTCCCTCGGTTTGTCCTCCTGCGCTCCGCGCATGGGGTGGCAAATCCTGCCTTAATCCTTTTTCACTGGAGTTTTCTCATGGCCTTTCAATCAAACAACGCTGCCGCCGCTACGCCTTCCAACGACAACTGGAAAGCTCAGGGCTTCCTGAACTTCTACCTGCCCAGCAAGACTGGCGGACGTAAGAAGCTCGGTGCCATTCCTCTCAAGGAATCCAAGGGCAAC